TCAGATGCAACTTATTTAACTTTTTCAAGTCTTGATGAATTGGAAGATTTTCGGGCGAGGGTTTCTTTATTTAAAATCATACTGTTTCGTACTCACTTTCTTCATTTAAGTTATGTTGTTCAGCAAGATAAGCCACGTAGGCTTCATAATCTCCGCACTCGGTTTCTCCGTTGCCTTTATCCTCAAGAATGAAAATTGCATCATTCAAGATGTTTTCCATTGTCAAGCCATCCTTTGTGTATACTTGACTAGCTAACGTTTCAGTCATTAAAGCGTTCCCGTTTGCATCAAGTAACTGAACAGCTACTTTATTTGCTGAACTATCTCTTGATGTATTTAAGTTAAGAGTACCTTGAACAACATCATCAATGAATACTGAACTTTGAGCAGGTAATTCAATACCTTCACCAAAAGAACCATCGATTTGCTCAAAATAGATTTTTCCATCTTCGATTTTGTAATGTCCTGTTCTGTTGATTGCATCATCAAGTTTTACTTGTAACTGCTCGGTTTCTTCAACATTCCTTTCAATCGCTTCTGCACTATCATTGAATGTCTTTTTGATTTCATTCATGTTTTCAGCGGTAATCTTATATCTATCGTCTTGTCCTTCTTGGCGATAGTCGATTTTATCAGGATAAGTAATTCTTCCAATTGCCATTTAATCATCACCTTCTTTGATAATTTGTTCCAAAGCAACAAGCTCTTGAACTGATGGACTATATTCTTCTAATTGTTTGATTGAAAAGTAAGTACATTCAATATCAATATCTAAATCCATTAATTTTAAGTAATCTTTATTGAATGGAGATAAACTCTTTTGACCGTTATCGCCCTCTTTTCCTTGTTCTTCAACCAACTTGTTAATTTGACTAGTTAGAAGTTCATTTGCATCATTGAATTTCTTTGCTAGTTTAGCAATAGCCCATCTTTTAGAAATATCGCCTTGATGATTGCCTAAACTAAAAAGAGCCGAATGAATGGCTCCTAAATCTTTATTCTTTACTTTCATTTTTTTCTACATCCTCCGTAGTAGTTGTTGTTGTTTCAACTTTTGTATCTTCAACCGTATCTTTTGAAATAACCGATTGATCTTCAATCTTTCTCATTTCAACTTTGAATTCATCTTCTTTAGCACGACATTCTTGAAGATTAGCATAATACTTATCTTTGTTTTAAATATACAAAGCAGTTCCACCATTCATATGCCCGTCCTCATCAAACGACTGTGAAAGATTAACAATGATTTCATTATCAATCATAATCGATCCTGTATATTGAGATGTGTGTTTAATTGTTAGTTTCATAATAATAGTTCCTTTCCTTTTTATCCTGATTGACATTCAACATAAAATCTTCCAAACAATGTAGTGAAATAAATTCTATGGTCCATTACTGTTCCAAATTCTATTTTAGAAACATTATCTGCAAGTGGTATTGTCCACAGTTTTCCACTCGAATTACCTTCTTGATAAGTAATAGGAGAAAACATACTATCTAGGATTGATTTTTTAGTTCCTATAGTTAAGATACCTCCTTGATATCCAAAAATGTTTGATGTAGCCTTAGCATTCAACACTAAGCCACTAGAATCAATAGATAACGTGCAGCCATCACTAGATGTAATTGAAAAAGTTGAACCTGTAATTACCGAAGCTGTAATACTTCCGCTGAAACTTCCATTAATAGCTTTTAAATTGTTAATGATGAGGTTTCCGCTTGTGTCAGCATAAAATACTTTATCTCCACTATTGTTCTTGATGTCGAGTCCTCCACCACTAATGTGAACACCACTTTTATCTAATACAAATTTAGTAGTATAGAGTTGACCATTTGCTCCAATCTGTTCGTTAACAGCAAGCAAGATATTTGTTGGCTGCAACTTGATTTCAGCACTTTGGATTCTTGTGGTAACTTCTGACACATTACCTTTAATAGTTTTTATCTCTTTTTCTTGACTAACTGCTTTTAAACTTAAATCATTAACTGTTTGATTGATTTGAGTATAGTTTTCTTCAATCGTTGTGATGTTGTCACGTACATATCCTAAATCAAAATCAAATCCCGTAGGTCTTGTTCCAAATTCTACCTTTGGATTTGCGACAACTGCTCTTTCAGCATTTAGATCAATAATCATTTTTAAATTAGATACCGATGAAATCTCTTTATCCTCTAATTTAAAATGCGCCCATATTCTTTCTTCATGATCCGCAGTTGATGTTTGAAGTAAATATTGTAAGTCGAATTGGCCAAGATACCAATAAACTGAATATGTCTTCTTTGTTCCATCAGCATACCCCAAATCAAATTCAACACCGATTCTATTTGAAAGTTGTCCAACAATACCGCTAATGACCTCAATGCTTGTTGAAATACAAATATCTTTGCCTTTCAACTCATTTTTGTTGATATCCAATGGCATATCATTAATAAACTTTGTATCGATTTCATCACTTATTTTTATTAATGACTGATGACAGTTTGAAAATATATTGTTTGAACCCGATTCGAACTTGTAGATGCTTTCAATAGATTTAGATACATCAGACTTAACACCATCTAACCCAACTTCTAAATCACTAATATTCTTTACGTTTTTCTCAACCTGTTGAGCAGTTAAATTGATTTTCGTTTCATCATTATTTAATCGTGCTTCAACTTTTTTTATTTTTTGAGAATCACTCAGTGCATCGGTGATTTTTGCAACATCTTTCGTTGTAAACTCGCCATCAACCTCTAAACTATCTCTAGCAAGTCCACCGTTTACTGTTCTTTTTACATTTAGTGCTATAAATTTTAAATCACCATATATAAAAGAATCAGTTGCTTCCATGAACCCTAATGACTTAAATGATTTGAATGAATAAAACTTTAAACCTTTGTATAACTCATAAATGCGATCAACATCATCTTGTGAAATATACAAGTTATCACTATTAAGCAATAAAGTATTTTTATCATCGATTCCTTTCGATAAAGGTTCAGTTACTCCATTGCTCCAAAGTACACAAGAGATATCAACCGACTCTATCAACTCATAGTTGTTTGAATAACTCAAATCATAATTGTTTGAACCTAACTGTTTAAAATGTACCTTGTTGTCTTTTCCGATATAGGCATTTTTTCCATCACATTCAGCAATGAAACCAATATATTCTCTAATCAATCCTGAACTGTCATACCAGTTGACTTCCTTTTTCAAAACATCCGCACTTAAATCAGTTGTACAAATACTTACACCTGTCAATGATTGGATTTCCAATAACTGTTCAGTAATTGTTGTTGGATAAATGAGCCCGGTTTGATATTCAGTATTGAACTTCAACATGTTATCAAAAAGCACCAGTTCCATCTTGCCTGTAAAACGTTCAGGCTTTTCATATGCCATGTAGACTTTATCATCAATAGAAAAAGGATAATCTAATATGTCTTTGATTAGACCATCCTTATTGTTGATTGTGATGTTGACTTGTGTTGCGATAGCATTTCCTAAAAGATACTCATTGCTGATTTCTTCCTGATATGAAAGTGATGTGACTAAACCTGTAATATCCTGTCCTTTAAATTTAATCGTTTCCATATATCCACCTATCTTTCAACCAAATTAACTTTGAATCCTTTAATCCATAAGCGATCAATACATAAATATTCAAAGCTTTTAGATCCTGCATAAAACTGTTTCGTACATCTTCCGTTTTTCTTCAAATCATGAAAATCAACCTCAAAGAATTCAGGCTCTATAAGATTAAGAATTTTACTCATGTCTTCCGGTTTGTCTAGATCATAAGTTAAAGATATTTTAGTTACATCTATTCTTCGCCGATTTCTTTCCATCAAGCCATTTTGAATATCTCTGCCACTATCATCATCAACATCATTCAATTCGTAATTCATAGAAACAGGTGGAGGGATTTCAACACCATTGACTTTTATTTTAATATCATCGTATGTCCTCTACTTTCCCCTCCTTAATAGCCTTTCAAGGTCTTTTTTCTTATTGCTTTTATTCAATGCATCAGCATCAATATTTAATTCTTTGTCATTGACTGCATCTATCAATTCATACAATACTTTAACAATGACCTGTGCATCATCGTTATTTCTATTGCCAAGCTCATCGATATAACTTTTAATGATTTCCGATAAATTGCTATCATCACTCTTAACAAAATGATTAACATTTAATTCTTGTGATCCTGCAAATGCGATTTCAGGTTGCTGCAACGAATTAAAAGACATAGCTAATTCATTTGATAATCCTTTTACACTATTCAATAATTTAAATTTATTGTTTTCTATTCCCTTAGCCATGCCTTCCATAAAGTCAGGCATCCAAGTTTCATAGTCTCTCAATGGTCCTTCATCAGGTCGAGAGAAGTGCAATAATGATTTAACTGAACTTGCCACACTTTTAACTCCGCCAATTACCCAATCCTTTGCTGAATTGATTCCTTTGGAAAAACCACTCATCATATCAGAACCCCAAGAATATGCGCTTGAAGTAACGCTTGTAATACTTGAGGATACTGTTGACATGACACTTGAAACGGTACTTGAAACAGCACTTTTCGCACTGTCAATTCCATTCTTGAATTTTCCCATCAAGTCAGAACCTTTAGATTTGAATTCTTCATACTTATCTTTGATTGCACTGATACCATTAGAAACAACACTTCCTATATTCTTAACAACTGAATTGTTTGAAATTCCGTTTTTAACCTTATCAATAAGCGTCTTACCTTTTTCCTTGAATTCTCCATATTTCCCTTTGATCCAATCAATTCCATCACCAATCAACCCTGCAATCGAACCAACAATAGGCATTGATTTCAATCCATTGATTAATCCTTGCATTACATATTGGCCAAGTTCTTTCATTACCGTTGATGGTGAATGAATACCAAACAACGATTTGAACCATTTTATAAATGGATCGACAATGTTATCTTTAACAAATCCTCCTGGATCACTAAAGAAATCTGATACTCCTTGACAGAAGCCATCCCACATCGAACCTACAATCCTACAAAATGCATGGAATAATGTTACATCCAATCCTACAATAGCCTGAACAAGAACTGCACCTAATCCTACGATTATTCCTGCCCAATCTATGCTAGTAATAAAGTCAGCAATATCATCACCTAATTTATACCAATCAACTGTTGCTAGAGCATTGCTCAATGCATTTAGAATCCCAAGAGCTGCATCCGATAATGTCATACCAAAATCAGCCCAGTTTATATTGCTAAAGAATGAATTGATACTACTTCCAATCTTTTGTCCTAATGATGACCAATCAATGTTAGTAATGAAATTATGGATCGTACTGATTGCCCCACTAATTCCTAATGCTAACGACTGTGCGAACTTATCCCAATCCACACGATTGATAAGTCCCATAACTCCATCCGCTAAACCTTTACCAATTCCTGCCCAATCAGCAGTTGTGACAAATCCATAAAGTGCATCAATTCTTGCTTGTAAATAACTTCCTATTGTCGCACCTAATTTAGTCCAATCAACGGTGTGTACAAGACCATTTAGTCCTTCAGCTAAAGCTTGTCCAATTCTTTGCCAGTCAATCCCATTGAGCAATAGATAAAGCGTATTGGCAATAGTATTGATACCAGTACCAAACATCTTACCTACATTTTCCCAATTAATCGTTGCAATCAATGAATTGAATAATTCACAAAAGCCATTTACAAATTGAGTTATCTTTCCACCAATATGATCCCATGAAATATAATCCGTAAACGAAGATACCGCAGCATTGATTTTTTCGCCGATAGCTTTACCGATACCAGAATAATCTCCATTTTTCCACATTTCATGTAACTTCTTAGCGAAATCATTAACTGAACTGTTATCAAGATTTGATGGTGTATAAACACTTCCGCCACCACCTGAGCCGCTTGAATCATTGTTTTTGTTCTTATTGAGATTGTTGATTTCATCAAATCCCATCAATGATTTTGTAGCTTCTTTAACTTTTTTAGCTGTATCTTTTGCTGATTTACCTGTGCTTGTTAAAGCATCTCTTGCGCTAATGATACTTGCAGTTGCCTTTTTAGTTTGTCCTATAGACTTACCAAAAAGAGTTGAAATAAAAGAAGCAATATAGCCCGTTAGTTTTGCTAAAGCACTCATAAGTGCATTCAACATAGGCATAATTGCTTGATAAATTGGTGTAAACGCAGTATTCAAATTCGATTGAATTTGATTCAAACTGCTTACAAACTGTTTGTTTGTCTTTAATGTATTCCAAAGCGTTGTTGCAAGTGAAGTAACAGCTTTTGATACTGCAGGAAATATAACGCTAAATAAGGCAAATCTTTTAACAAGACCTCCAAAAGAATTTCCTGCTCCATTACTGCTGTTTTTTGCTTTATTTAACCCTAATGTAAACAAAGCGAACTTTCCTGTTGCACCTACAACATCTTTTCCTAAACCTGTTAATCCGCTTTTTAACTTATTAACTCCGCTATATGCTAAATTTAAACCTTTATTAAGAAGTGGAACTGAACTGATAAAATCAGATGTACATCGTTTTACCTCTTGTCTAATGGATAATAATTTTGATTTTATTGCATCTAGTTTCCCGACATTTGCCGATGGCATACTTTGTTCAGTTTGTACTGGTTCAAATTTTTCTTGTAATCCACCTACTGATTGCTCTAATGCAACTTTCTTTACATTGTTTTAAGAAATATCACTTTGAAGTCTTAAAATCTTCTTTTCGATTGCATCCAATTGAGACTCAAGACCTACTGTCTTTTTACTTGCAAGTGTATCTTGCATTTCTTTGTATTTTTCTTTTGCGGATTCAAGCTTACTGTTTAGCTCATCCAACAATTCAAGATTATTAAGCCTAAACTCTAACGGTTTGTTTTTAAAATCTTGTATAGAATTTTTTAATTCTTCAATCGATTTCTTTTGTTCATCAAGAGAAGCCTTTGCTTCTTCTCTTTTAGTAATTGCCTCTTTAACACTTTCATACTTACTTGTTAAAGTATCAAGCTCACTCTCTTGATTCTTGATAGTTGCATTCAAGATTGACATTTGAGAAATCGTATCATTGATCTGTGCTTTGATAACTTCTTTATTCTCGCTTAAATCAATACTTGGCATACTGATTTTAGAAGTCGGCGGACCTCTTATGGCATTCGCTTTTTGAGAAACACTTTCCATTGGCTTAATTGCGTTTTCATTGTTAATGATTGGCATTTCCAATTTTGCACCTGAAACAATAGATTTCATTGCTTCTACATAAGCTTGCATATCACTTTTTGTTTTATTTAAACAATTTTCTATCGTTTCAGTAACTTTATCCAATGAATTTTGAAGCCCTTGTCTTAATTCTTTAAACAAGTCATTGGAATAACCTTTTAAGCTTTCTCTCATCTTATCAGCAATCTTATTAGAAGCATTGCTGACATCGTTATCAAGATCACTTTTGACTTCCATATCCAACTGAATCGTACCTACGCTTGTTGCCCTTATGTCACCTACTTTCTCTTAAAAATAAAAAAAGGAGTTATGAAAACATTCCTTTAAACATATTTTGGATATCTTTCATAACTTCCTCCTTAGATCTATTTTTATATTTTAATTCCATCTGTTTATTTTGCCACGAATTGTATATTTCTCTTTCGCCTTGAGTAAAGCTATCAATGATATCCTGGTTATCTTCAGAGCGAATTTGAATTATTCTCCCGAGTGGCGTTTCAGCGGTTAGACCATTCAATAATGTTGTGAATTCAATCCAATCCATTTTGTCATCGTATAGATCTTTATTTGGATACTGCATGGCAAAACTTGATTCAATCAATTCCCAATCATCGAAAAGGTCATACCACTTATTTACTTTTTTGGAGTTTCTTTTTCATTAGAATCTTCTTCTAAATCTACACCTCTAATTGCTGCCATAATGACATCGAAAATTAAAGAATAGGCATCAAATGTTAAATTTAATGAATCGATGTATTCTAACGCTTTTTTTCCTAAAGACATTTCAACAATTCTATCCATCATTTTTGTATCTTCTTTAATTGAAGTTTCATCTTTACCCATTTCATCAATTACTGCCATAATTGACATTACATTTGTTTTTGATGTGTCAATTTGATAACTGATATTTTCATCTACCATTACAAAAGGACGTTCATTTTTTGCTTTTAATCTCTCGATAATATCATATTTTCTTGCCATAATTTCCTCCTACGCTGCTTTTGATGCTTCTGTATATGTTGGTTTACCATCGCAAATAATATCGAACTCTAATGGTGACACATCTTGAGACTCTCCACCTAATGCATTTTTAACATCTAACACACAATCTCCTGCAAGTGTTGAACCATCTGGGAAAACAACTGAAAATTTTGTTGAACAATCAAGTCCATCTTTGAATGCTACACCAGCAACGTAATCATTACCATCATCGCCAACATTTCTTTTACCTTTTAATGAGATAGTAAGTTTTTTACCAGTCATTAAAGCACGTGACCACCCTTTCATGTCCATAGGGTTCCAGTTTTGGACATTACCATCAATTGCAATAGAAAATGATTCCATATCCTTTACAGTTTTTAAATCTGCTTCTTGTGATGATAAACCTTTTGTACCTACTTTAAATTCAATATCGAATACTGGAAATACTCCACTTGTAACTTTTCCTGCCCTTATTTATTCCTCCTTGTAAGTTATCCATAATTCAATTACATACTCATAAACACCACTTGAATCAGTTCCTAAAGAAATAGGCTCATCACTTCTCATTTCACATAAAACAACTTGCTTGTCATTAATCAATGGATGTTGCCCATAAAAAACATTATGAATTTGTTGAGAAATTCTTTCAGTTTCATCAGGATTCTTATTCCAATGAGCGACAATAGAAACTCCTTTAGTTCTAGTAGATGTGTTTTTCAAACCACCTAATGCTAATGTATTTCTATTACTTGTTAGATTTCTAACACATATTGTTTTATCTTTTGAGTTGTCATATGTTCCTATTTTCCAGTTATCTGCTTCTATTTGTGTTTTAAGAAAATCTTTTACTTCTTTTAAAGTCATCATGTTATTAATCCTTTACTTTCTTCCTTTAGAAATTTAGAAAATGTATCAAGTACCCATTGCAAACCTTCACCGTCCAAATAATAATCCATCCAATGATCTTGAGCGTTCATGTTTTTGGTTTGCTGGAACGTAGCTTTATCCACATTAAAATACCAACGTCTGGCATAAGGTGTTGAAAATATAATTGAATAAACCATTTCATTTACTTTATCAACAAAGCCACTTCTTTCTAACTCTCCTGTATCTTTTGGAACAACTGCACGTGTTTTGATATCATCTAAAACCGCCTGACTTGTACGTTCCATTGTGCGATTACAAGCTTCTGTTAGTTGTTTAGAAGCCTCATGATTTGGTTTAAATGAAACATTTATTCTCATTTAAGTTCAATCTCCGTAGAAAATACTGAACCTATGATTTTGTTTTTGCTCAATGAATAGACTTCCTTTTTGATACGATTAACTTTCACATAACCCTCAAATTTATCGCTTCCTTGCACGATTACTTCTCCTTTGATAACAATACTGCCACTTAATGAAACAAGCTTTGAATCAGCATTGAATACCTGTTTTTGCGTTTCATCGTATTTGCATTTACCGTCATAAATCAAAGCTTCTTGAGGCCCTTGGTCTTCGGTATCTATAGTTTGATAGACTTCCACATCATCTACTAATTCCCAATCAGGAAAAGGTAAAGGACAGGTAATTATGGCACTAGGCACGTTAATCCTGTCCTGTTCAATAATTTAATGACGCTTGATGATGTATCAATACCATTCATTTTTTCCCCATTAAAAGACATTGATGTTTTACCAATTGAATAAGAAGAGACAGGAGAATTAATAAATGCTCCATATCTCTTGCTAAATTCAGCGTGTGCGCATACTGCCTTTTTAATGAGCTTTTGCTGATATTCGGTTAAATTATCAAATCCTTTACCTCTAATTCTCCCAAATACCATATCATCGATATCATCACTTGCTTCATCTAAAAGATTTTCTTCATTTTCATTTATGAGTGTACCTTTATACTCTTTTGAGTAATATTCATAATCAGCATACATGCTAATCACCTATTTTTCTGCTTCTTTTAATTTCTTAATTTCAGCTTTTAGTTTTTCATTTTCTTTAACTAATTTTTGATATTTTTCATATGATACTTTTTTAGATGGTGAAGCAGTTTTTAATTTAACTTTTCCATCTTTGTCGGTTTCATAAATATCATAGCCATTTGATAAATAAGATTGTTCATCTTTTTCTTCAATGGTCACTTCTTTGTTCTTATTTACTGCATATAGCATTCTCTATTCCTCCTTATTCAGCTTCAGCGTTAATATAAACCCCTTCTTTACGATTAGGAATTAAGAATAAATCCCCATATTTACGATTTTGATATAAGAAACCATCACCAGCAGTGTGTGTTCCTTCTGACCATAATTTAATATATTGATGTTTATCACAAGCTAAAATTGATTTTGGATGGAATAAGATGAAATTGATTTGTTTTGCTGTAACACCTGGTTTGCATCCATCGCTGAAATCATATTTAGTTTTCATACGTGCTGATAAAATTGGTTTGATTTTTACACCATCTAAATTAACAATAGTTCTTTTTACTTTTCCATCATTTGATCCGTTAATGTTTAAATATCTTTGCAATTCTTTAGCATCTTTTAAATATTGTTCTACTGTTGGTGTTACATATAATACACGCCCTTCTAAAGGAACGCTGTCTTCTGTCATATCTTTCATTGCTTTATCAATAAGAGATAAGATGTTTTCAGCAGATGGAACCGTATTATCAATAGTTCCACTGTGTGTTTGCATTTCTGCATATAATTTTGAAATTCTATAACAGTCAGTTTCAGGAATGTCTTGTTGTGTTTCAAATTCATTAGTTACATTTGCTGCAGCTAAAGTTAAATTTGATTCATCAACATCCATTTTGTCTACAAAGAATTCAACATCACGATCATGTTTTAATACGAATGTTTGCCAATCATTTTTCACTGATTGTCTATTAAATCCACCATTTCTTGAATGATCTTTATAACCGGCCATTTCAATGAAAGGTAATTTAACTGTATTTGCATTAACGAATTTGACTTTTTCAGTGGTCATTTCACTTGTTAATAGTTCTCTTGTATATTTTTGGACTAATTGTCTTTCAAATTGAGTTGCATAGTTTACTGTATTTGTTACTCCTGCCCTTATTGTTTCCTCCTAAATATTTCCAAATATTTCACTAATTTTATTTTTTTCTTCTTGAAGCGGATTTTGTTCTTGTTGTTCCGGTGCTCCAAAAGAAAACTGATTTTGTGTTTGTTGTTGAGTTACCTTTAATTCAGGCATTACTTTTAGTAATTCTTCAATAGCGGTTTTAGCCATTTCTTCACTGTAGTTTCCTGATTCATCCGTAACATCAGCAACATCAATCATTCTACATGCATAGACTAATTTAGATGGGTTGACACCATCAATTGCCATCTGTGCTTTTAATTCGGCTCTTGCTAATTTATCAACTGTAATTCCAGTAGATAAATCTCTTGGTTCTTCCTTAGTATCTTCTTTATTAGGATTTTCTTCACCATCAACTAATGCACCATCTTCAATTGAAGCTTGTTTTTCTTCTCCTGGTACATCATTTTCAGCTACTTGTTCAGAACCTTTTGTATACTTCTTTCTGGCTCTAGCCATCATCGCATCGACTTGTGCTTGAGTATACATTTTTTCTTTACCATCTTTATTTTCGCCTTTGGTATCGGCTCCCTCATTTTTAGAATCAATTGAAGGATCATCATTCTTTGATTCATCTTTTACATCATCAGAATTACCTTTTGTTTCATCCTTTACTTGATTTTCAGTTTGATCAACTGTTTTTTCGTTTTTGGTATCTTCTATATCATTACCAAAAGCATTGCTAATTTCTTTTTCATCAGCCATTTTCTTTTCCTCCTCAACTTGTCATACGGTGTTGATAACCTCACGATGTTTCTTTTGTGTCTAACATTTAAAAGACAAAATAAAAAGCAACTATTACTTAGTTACCTGTTTACACCCCTTGCATTTACTTTTTTGGTGGTGGTACATAACATTTGACAGTTACATATATTCTACGACCACAAATCATACAAATCTCCTTTCTTGAATTTGAACAAAATAAAAGCGAGTTGCTATAACCCGCCTTAAATATTTAATAGTAACCTTCCATATCCCACAGTTTATCCGTGCAATCTTCGATGGTTAATTCTTTTTTGTTTTGAAGAAATCTTAAAAATTCTTCCTCATTAAGTTTTGATTGTCTTAATGTTCCAATAACACCAGCCATACTAATTCTATCAATATTTTTTTCATTTAGAATATCAATTATTTTATCTTCCGTTTTATTGAAAAAGCTCATTTTTTTGAACCTCCTAATTTAACATCTAATGCATTTAGAATAACTTCATAATCTTTAATTACATTATGAACTATGGGCTCATGATTTTCAACAGATACCCTATACAAATCATTGTCTAAATCAATAAAATAGCTTTTCCCGTTTTTAAATTTTTTAGGATAATTGAATACTTGACTTCTTAATCGCTTATACCTATCGTTACTAATATTAATAGTTTTAGAATCCCTTGATTTTTTATTACCAAATATCATAGACAGTTGCTTTTGAACTCCAGGACTATCAATTTGAACTCTGTGTCCATGTATTGTTCGCCATACTTCGCCATCATGTTTACCCCTTGCTGCTACCTCCTTGTTTTTGCAAAAAGAAAAGCCGAGCATTCAATCGGCTTCTTAGTACTTATCTCTAATTTTGCAATTATTACATATCTCTTTGAAATCATTAATTTCTCTAATTTCTTTTGGTATTGTATGATCTGGTGCTCCATCAGTACAAACCATAACGATATCAAAACAATTTATGACTTCAATTATTCTTTTGTACAATGGACAATAAACATGATTATTATCTTCCATTTTTATCTAGCACCTCCAATATTCTCAATACATCTTCACTATATTCTCTCTTAGCGTACGCAGTTCTTATAAGTTTTGACTCATTATCAACATAAACCGTTCCGCTTTCACCATAATATCTAGTAAATCTGCCTTTCCATACAACTACTGAAAGCTTAGAATTATCAACCCACTTCAATGATTGTTCTTTTGTCACTTGATGTTGTCTTTCCACGTTGATATGTTTTTCATCAAAAGTATAATCACTAATATTTTTATGAACATCCGGTTCCAACTTTACAACTGCTTTTGGCAATTTAAGAATGTTCTTTATTTCTAACTTAAGTATATCATCTTTTTCTTCTGTAGTTAATGGACCTAGCCTATCTTTTTCTCTTGAACTGTTACGTTTGAATTCAGAATGTTCCATCAAGAAGTTACGCATTTCTCTTTGTAAATCTCTCAACTTCCTGCTTTCATCTTTTTTGTTTTCAGAATCAACAGTTCCTTTAACAATTCTCTTTTGTTTTCTAATCTTATTTTCCAACTGTCTTTGTATTTGCTCATTCTTATAATTTTCAAGAGCTTTTTCACTTGCTACTTTTTTGGGTATACGAGTGACACCCTCAATATAATTAATAAGCGTATGCCGACAGTTAGGATGAAGAAAACCAGCTTTGATAGCGGCACTTAACAACTTATAATTGTTGTTATTTGCCATGTATTCTTTGCTAGGATGAGCAAAAACATCATCTATAAGTATTTCTCCCTGCCAAGGAATACAAAGCTCACAAGCGTTCGCATGGACCGATACAAGTATCAAATATGTTTTATATTCATCTCTTTTTATACCCTCACCAAGAAAGGTAGCACGTTGACTAGCTGTTCTTAAAGCCATTTCCGCATAAGTAGCAATATTGACTCGTCTACCATTTTGATAGGTTATGCAATTAATTCCTCTTTTCAAGAAATCCTCACTTGCCATATCAATAGCTTTTTGAAGGCTTATTGCTCCTGCAGATAATTGGAACTCCGTATTGTGGATAACTTGTCTAAAGACATCATCCATTTGTCTATAGATTGCTCTATCGGCATTTTTAAAATCATTCGTTGTTGTTTCGATTAAAGCGTTCAACTTCTTTTTATTTGTTCCAAAGAAATGACTTTCAGCAGGAGGTCGCATGTTTACTTTCCCAACATCTTCTCCATCTTTAGGAAGATTGATGCCTTTTTCAACGTGTTCCTCTCCTTGATCATACGACTTTTCAAGAACTTCTTTTATAGCATCTTCAACTTCTTTGCTATAGGACTTTGTAATTTTAAGAACTTCTTTTCTATACTTTTCAAGATTTCTCAATGTTGCGCTTTGCCACATTTCCCATGAAAAGCCTAAATCTTTTTCTTCTTTGGCATGTCTTTTTAAATTACGATAAAAAGAATCAATGAGTTCAAGTTCCATGTTCTCATAGATTCTTTTCAAAGAATAAGGATCATTCTCTTTTTTCTTTTCTTCTTTTTCATCCATCAGTAATTACCAATATCATCAAAAGAAGCTGCTATTGGTTCAGCTACTTCATAGCCATCCATAGCATTTAAACGTTCAATTTCTTTTTTCTTTTCATCCTCATCCATCGTATCGCCATATAATTCACCAACAATTCTCTCATTTGACATGATTTTATATTGTTTAGCCTTACCAATCGTTTCAACTGTTGCTTCAAAGCTAGGATTTGCATATTCTCCAAACTGAACATTTACTTCATATTCCTGTTTTGGTTTTTTGTTTGCTAAATCATATAACTCTAAAGCAACCGCAACAACTTGAGGGATAACTTTCTCAGCTACTTCAATAATCCTGCTTCTTGTATAAAGAGTTGCTTTTTCTTTTTCTCTTTGTGCTTCGGCATTATCCAATTTCTTAACATCGATACCTAATGTTGATGGAGAAATTAAGCCTTGCAAACAAGCATCTAAAGTAGTTGTGTAGGCCATCATCAATCCTTCATAATCCATTTCCGGATTTTCTACATCAATTGTAGGTGATGCACCTTCAGTACCAGTAACACCTTTTATCTTGATAAATCTCCCGTCAAAAGGATTAGGTTTTAAAGTTTCACCTGTTGTTGGATCTTTAGGAATCATTTGTTCAGGAATATACTGTTTTGTACGATTATCTCTTGATGCTTCAATGATTTGGCTATATGCTTCATCGAATGCATCAAAGCTATCATCCTTACCATCAAATAAAGATTTACCTCTTCCTTCGTATTTTGATGACTCACCAAGAATAATAGGAACACACATAAATCCTTTTTCACTCTTTCTAAAAGATTTAAGCCCTCTAAATTCAGGATAATCCATGACAGGAACTTGTTTTCCTACATCATTTGTTAGCATATAAGAATATCCATATTCCGTATGGATTTCATATAAAATAAATTCTCTATCATCAATGAGATAAGGAATTTTGAATATGATCTTGTTTATTTTTCCATGCTTATAAACAAAATCAACTCTATTTGCTGGATAAAATTCAGCTATTGGATATTTGCTTTCATTTGGATGATAAACAAAACGAATTGCTCCATCTCCTAAAACCATTGCCTTTTTAAAGGCATTTTTAAAGAAGTTCTTAGGAAGTTCTTTTTCAATTTCTTCCCATATCTCTTTTGCTTCATCATTATTAAATTCAAACTCTCCAACATCACTAAATGTAATGTCCGCTAAAGTATCAATGATTAATCCAGGTAATCCACTATGAATCTTTCTAAAATCAACCATATTAGAAGATTCCGATTGCCAAAATCTAACATTACCCATCATATCATCATACTGTGTATAGAATTGATGAAGTTCACTTGCCTCTCCTCTATACCAAATACTATTTTTAAAGCAATTTGTTTCATGGTCCATTGTTTCAAGGACTCGGATAGTAGAAGGATTGGCATTTTTATCTAACATCAGCCAGCTTCTTAATTTGCTTTTAATTTTGTCTGTTAATCCCCTTTATCCATTCCCCCTATCAAATGTTTATACGGAATCCAAGAATACTGATCCGCATTTATTGTGTGGTCGTTTGCATCTTCGGGTTCCGCTTTATCTTCTTTCCAAGAGTAAGTGTTCAGTTCATGAATGTTTTCAACGCACTCATCAACAATCAAATAATCATCATCTTTCATCCAACCTTGTTGCATAGCGATACGATCAATGATTGTTAATTTCTTCCATGCGTTATAAAAATCATAAATCGAACCTACTTCATTGTTATACTTAATTAATTCATTCATGGTTGCCTGGTCGGCACTATCAATAAAGACATTCCTTGCGAATGCATCTCCATTTGCTACCCACCGTTTTCTATTTCTTTCTAGAAACGCAATTAAAAGCGGAGGCACATCACTAGGGGCAATAGGATTTTTACCCTCATGCTCTAAATCTCTATTGTTATAAACTTCCTCAGCAAGTGTTATTTTCTTTCTTGTATCAGTTATTCCAGTAAAAATAAAAGCAATTTTATCATCGCTTAATCTTGAATATGATGTATCGACACCACATGAAAACTGTACATAATTAAATTCCTTTGCTTGATTAGCAGTAATAATGTGTCTATCAAGCAAGTTAAATACAAGTCCTGTTGCTCTACCTCTTAAACCTTGTATCTTGTTCTTATACATTTTTGTACCCTCTGGCACTGCATCAATCTTCTTTTGAATAGCCTCTTTAGTCAAAGATGCATTGTCATAAAAAGTAAAATACCAATGAATCCAGTTTTTTACCGGTGTTTCATTTAATTGGTTTAAAAGCTCTTTAGGATAATCCTTGATATATTTTTTTAAAGGTCTACTTTTGTTAATAAACTCCTTATAAATAGGTAAATCAGGATCATCCGGATTTGATGTTGTCATCATATAATCGCATCTATGTGTTATTTCTCGTAAGAACTCCATGTCAGCAATATTTACTTCATCAATGAATACACATCCCATTTGAGAACCTAAAACCTTTTTCCATTTGGCTTTGTTATCATAGCCACAAACATAAATAATTTTAGTTCCCTTAGCTGTTTCATATTGAATGTGAGGAAGTCTTATCTTTCCTTTTCCGTTACTAAAGTATTCCGTTACACCTTCAAACTGATTTAATAAGCCTAACTCACTATTGATAATGTTCTTTTCAACTGTTCCTAAATCCGCACCAGCAATGACATGATCTTTTTTATCAGACATGGCCACTCTCAGCATAAATTTAGGAATACCTACTGTTGTTTTACCTGCAGCAGTTGTTCCTTCTAAATATTCACGTTCACATAAAGAAGTAAGAAAATCTTTAAACTTTGGAGATAGTACAAGATTAGTCACTTATATCATCTTCTTTAACTTCTACCATTTGGTTAACTAAAGCTTCAATATTAGAAATAGATTGTTGTTTCTTCTCTTCTGCTTCATTGTTAACATCAATCTTTTCTGTCCACATTCCAAAACGTTTACCAAGTAATTCAGCAGCCTTTAACCGTTCCTTTTCATCAGGTGGTTTAGCAATGACTTCTTGAAAGCCATCACCTGCTAAAGCAAGAACATTTGATTCACTTTTACCTCTCATGACAGATGTAAGATATTCCATGACTTCTTGAATGTTTGCAGTATTTTCATTATGGATTTCTTCCAGTCGCTTGTTGATGTATTCAGCAATCTCATCTTTTTTAAGAAGCTTATTTGCTAAAACTCCTGCAACATTATCATTTTTTACATGTTTATATATCGTTCTATAGGCACGTGTGCCATTTAGATCAATTAAATATTCATCACAAAACAGTTTTTGTTTTTCAGTCATAATGACACACCTCCTTCATTTGCTATTGGTTGCAGGACTAGGAGTTGAACCTAGAATATTGGCTAAGGAGACCAATGTGATACCATTTCACTATCCTGCCTTGTTTTGGGTAAAAGAAAAAGCAACCGAAGTTGCTTAATCATCTATATCGTATTCTAATAACAATTTTTTTTCAAAATACTTTTTATTGTCTGGATCCAATTGATTATTCACGTAAAACTTTTCCCCAAGATTGTAGATTTCTTTGTCAATATTAAAAGTAGTATTTTCTAAATTTATAGTTTTATTAAAAATCATATTTAAAGCCGCTATGCCAAGCACAATAACAACTCCGGTTATCGCTGCTATATAAATTTCCCTAGATGCTTTTCCCATTTTTACAACTTCAAAAACCAAATATACTTCCATATAAATTATTGTAGCATATACTAATAACGTTGATCCAAAAAGAATACGCTGCATACGAATATTTTTTCTTTTTTGTTCTCTTAAAGCTCTAATTCTTAAATTTATAAATTGTTTTTTTCGCATAAAAAATGTCTCCTTTTGCAAAATTGTACAATATTTTTTTCTTTTTGCAAAGTATCACATGCGAAAAATAAATCTATATTAAAATAAAAAGCCCCTGAAACAAGAGCTTTTCAAAAATAATTCATCATGGGGAAAAGTAACGTCTCTCTTTTGCCGAAACCTTACAATAACATAATAGCACCAAATAAAGGTAGAATCTTCTACATAAAAGAAAAAAGTGAAGTTTTTTTAAACATTAACCTTCACTTTCTCACTCTCAAGTATTTTATTTGTTGCCATCAGGTAAATAAGCATATCGTTTTGTTTCTTAAATAACTGAAATCCATATCTTTCATAAAATCTTCTCAATTCTTTTTTATCTTCACAATCTATATGTATTGCAACACTCGGAAATAATGTATGAATTTCTTTGATTCTTTGAAAAATCAATCCCATTAAAATATCTCCGGTTATATATTGATTATTATCATTAGCATAGTTTTTTGATAATTGTCCAATTAATAACGTTTTTATATTCTTCCCCATAGGATATGTCGATCCAAAAATTTTTTTCTTCATGTTTTTATTTAAGTCATCATTAATCTCTACATGACTTTGTCCCAATGAATATATTGCAACCAATACTGGCAGTTCATCCTCATCAGGATAAGCATATATTAAATATGTTCTAGCCAAACCAACTCTTTCAAAATCATAAGCCTTATTATGCATAAAATGTTCAACTTCTTTGTTCAATGGACATGAAAAATCGGAAAGAACTTTCGTTATTTCATCCTTTCCGATCTTTTGTTGCTGTAAATCGAACAAAGATATGGTTCTATAAAGCATCTTTTTTCAAACCAAGCATACTCATCATAGCATGCTTACTTTTTACATCTTTATGGCCCATAACTTTTGTTACTCTAGCTGACTTTTTGTTGTTCATGATATTATGAAATCTATTTACATCTTCTCTGTTGATTACATAAGTATCAGTAAAACTTTTTGTTGCCATAATACCACTCCTTTCATTTTTCCCCAATAGAAATACTCATTTGTAGTATACTCTACTTCAAATGTATTATAACACAAGAAGTGATAATTACAACATTTGATTTCGTTTAACCTGATATTATACGAAACCATAGATTTTTCCCAAAAGCTATATACATCAATACCTTTAAAGAATTTATTACAACAAAAACTTTTTCGATTTTTTATGCTTTTTTTACAACAATTTTTTTAGAATTTTATCAGCTTTCCTATAGAGACTTGTGTTGTTGGTAATGTTGTAACGTTCCATACATTGAGTCTTTGTAAGATTGTAGTAGAAGTCTTCTATGAACTTTCTATCAAGTGCATCCATTTTGTTGAGGTAATATTCAACACTAGCAATACGCACATTCCAATGTTCTAGATCTTCTAAATATTCTTTTTCATTCGATTGAATATAATCAGCTATTGACTTTCTCAATTCATCTTTTTTATCAATCAAGTAATTGTACTTGTCTACACTGTCTTGAACAAATCCACCTAACCCATCACCTTTACCAGGAGACTTGATAAGCTTCAATTTTTCCTCAACCTCTAAAAGCTCGTTTTCAAGCTTTTTAAGAGGTGTTTGATAATCCTTGATTAATTTGTCACGTTCCTTGATTAAACTCTTATATACGCGAATTTCGTTACGCATGATTGATAATGTGTGTATTGTTATCATCTAGTATTGTCCTCCTTCTAATTTTTATGATCTTGATAAATTGCATAAGCAATTATCCCTGCCAATTCGACAAGGATAGTTGCAGCAACTCCGCACCAGAATGGGTTAATGTACATTGTCTATCACTCCTACTCACTTGATTTAATATCTATAATTCCATTTTCAATAATTTCTTTTGCCGGAAAGAATTGAATATCATAGGCATAAGGATTTTCTTTCTTAGCTTCCGTTTGAATGCAAGTATATGTAACATCATTTGATAAATGAGCATAGAATAACTTATATTTATCTTTCCCCGTTTTGATTGTTACGTTTAAATCCCCATCTTCGTCACTATCAAGGGAAATCTTTCCCTCGACTGTGAACAATGGATCATTTGTTCTTGTATTAAGAGCAACAACCTTTCTTGTGATTTTAAAGTTGTTAGCATCTTCTCTAATGTTATGATTAACTCTAGATGCTTTTGAACATCCAGTTAAAACAAATACACTTGCTAATATGATTAATACTTTTTTCATTTATTTTCTCTCCTATTTCATTGGTTTAAACTTAATCTTATAAATACTACTTAAGAAATCTAATCCTGCTTGTGTTACATAATAGTAGTAATCATTTATGATTGTACTGGGTGTTTTTTTAGCATATCCTAGTTTAACGAGTTCTTCCCAAGTTTCTTTATCTTTTCCACCTGCACAAAAGTAGTTTCTATAATATTCATGCACTCTTTGATTTTTTCTAGTTTCAGTAGGCTCAAATCCTATAGCATGACACATTTTTTCAACTTGATTTAAAAAATCATCCATTATATCCACCCTTTTTCTTCCATTCTCTTTTTAACTGCTGCAATAAATTTATCAAAATCAATACATTCATCAGGAAAGAAAAATATTTCAATTTCA